ATGACCGACGGTGCGACGAATACAAGACCCGAAAGGGGAATAAGTCCGCCTGATTTTCTGCAGGTTTTGAGCCGTTGGTCGCCCATGTGGGCTTTAACTAACCTATCAAAAAGGTACAGAAAAATGCAAACTCAAATCTCAATCTTTAATTTTGAATCTACCAAACAAGTTCGCACTGCTATCCGTGATGGCGGCGATATTTGGTTTTGTTTGCCTGATGTCGCTGGTATTCTTGCCATCAAAAATAGCCGTGATATTGTTGCAAAACAGTTAGATAAAAAGGGTGTAGAAAAAATCTACACCCCTACGGTTGGTGGTCAGCAAGAGCTAACCTTTATCAATGAGCCAAATTTATACCGTGTGATTTTTCGCTCAAATAAAGCCGAAGCGGTAAAATTCCAAAATTGGGTATTTGATGAAGTCTTGCCTACTATCCGCAAAACTGGTCGTTATGTTGCCAAGTCTACCGTTAGCGATCGTACACCATTACGCCAAGCGGTATCCATGTTGGTGAGTCGGTGCGGATTGGATTATGGCACTGCATACACAATGGTTAATCAATATATGGGAACACAGCATATTGATGAAATTGATTTGGCAGACCTACCACGAGCGATAGCATACACACATAGCTTAATGATCAAGCCAGATGCAAAGGAACAAGGGGAATTTCAAATCACCTGTCATCAGGCAACTAACCAAGCGATGAACTATCTGCATGGTTTGCACGCAGAAATCAAACGGCTTGAGGGCGTAGCACCCAGCTTGGATATAGATGAAGATGAAATCGCCAGAGCCATCATTACAAGAATGGTTCAAGGTAAGAGATTTATGGTCAATCTTGACTACTGGAATAATAATCTCAATGTGATAATGGTTGATCAAAAAAGCTGGGTGGTGCAGAGTGATGATATCGCCAAAATCATCGCTGACCCTGCAGGTGTGCCAAAAGATGTGCTACCAAGTATCATCCAAGCGGCACTTAAGCGTAGTGGCTTGACTGTATAAATTTTAACAAATTTAGGCTATACCCTGCTCATCAGATGGTGAGTGGGGTATTGGTGTTTGTTATTGATAAGTAAAACAAATTGTTCAAACCATATCATGCTTGCTATAATATAATTTCAGCGATACTTTTAGTATTGTTATCATCAAGGAGATGGGTGTATGCAAGATAATGCTAAAAAATCAGATGCAACTCACCACTCTGCTCAACTTTTGCGTGATATGTTTAGTTGCCTAAACCAAGCAATGAGCAGGGAAACCGAGAAATTTCACCAAGAGCAAAAAAAGGTAAAAGAGGAGATTAACCGTGGCGCAAGAATCACCAATCACAGAATCTCTCTTTGATTTTTTATATCTTGACAGCATTAAAATTCGCTCGTTTTATGCGCAGCTGACAGGGTTTGGCTCGTTGGCTAGCATTAAGGCAAATAACGCACTTAATAGCAGCTTAGCGAGCGAGGGTGCTTTTGGCGTAAATGCTATGGCAAAGATTGACGCTAAGGTGAACTATGCTACAGGTGAAAATCAATCTAGCGAAAAGACTTATGATGCGACACCAACATTACCTAGGGAAATGATTGATAAGCTAGACGAGTTAGGATTTATCAGTCGAGAACTTGGTGAGAATTCAGCAGGTAATTTGGTGTTATTAAACGGTGTGCTAAGCATTACAGATATAGAAACACTGCAAAATCTACTTGAGCCAACAATGTACTTTGTAACCGAAGAAGAATGCAAGCAATTGTATGGTGATAGAAAAAGGCAGGCGGTAAAGAAAAAGCTTGAGGAAAACAAGCAGTTATGGCATCACCCCGATTGCTATCTTTAGAGTAATCCGCACCAATCAACAAGCTAAATAGCACTATATAACTTAAAAAACCAACCGTCCTTTATGGGCGGTTTTTTATTGGGTGAATTATGGCAGTTGTATCAAAATTACAAATTGTGCTTGAAGCGACGACGACAGCGTTTGATCGTGGCTTGAAACAAGCTTCTGAAAATCTCAACGCTTTTGCAAAAAAGAACGAAGAGATACATAACAGACTTGAACGATTTAATCGCAAGCATGAGCAGGCGCTGAGTGCAATGCGTGGCATTGGTGCGGCTAGTGCTGCTGCTATGGCGGCAGTCGGCTACGGCATCAAATCATCTGTCAATGAAGCGATGAAGTTTGAATCAGCCCTTGCAGAAGTTAAAAAAGTCGTGGACTTTGATTCGCCCGATGGCTTTAAGAACTTCAAAAAAGAGCTGATGGACATGACTGGGTATCTGCCATTAACTTTTGAAGAGTTAAGCAATATCGCGGCGGCAGCTGGTCAAGCAGGCGTGCCTATGCAGGATTTGGCAAGGCACACAGAAACTGCAGCAAAAATGTCTACAGCTTTTGGCATAAGTGCTGAGAGCGCAGGTCAGTCACTTTCTGAAATGCGAGCAGGATTTCGGCTGACACATGAAGAAGTGGTCGAGCTTGCTGACCAGATCAACTACTTGGGTAATAGCACACCCAATGCTGCTGATAAAATTATGACCGTCGTGCAGTCTGTCGGTACCATTGCTGAGCTTGCCAATATTTCTGCTGCTGAGCTATCAGCATTGGCAGCATCGGTGGTGGGCTTGGATGCATCATCGACAGCAACGGGCATCAAAAATATCTCTTTGTATCTGACCCGTGGTGCAAATGCTACCAAATCGCAAAGAACAGCGTTTGAAGAACTGGGCTTGAGCGCTGAAAAAGTCGCTGAAGACATGCAAAAAAATGCCATTGGTACTATTTTAAGAATCATTGATGAGATTAAAAAACTGCCAGAAGCACAACAGAGCGCAGTTTCATCAGCATTGGTTGGTACAGAAGCGCTACCAGTGTTCTCTCAATATATTCAGAATACAGATTTTTTAAAAGAAAATTTAAAGTCTATTGGCGATGAGTCTCAATATGCTGGCTCAATGTTCAAAGAGTTTGTGGCGCAAGTCAATACCTTGTCAAATCAAATTGAGATTTTGAATAACCGAAAATCAATTTTGAGCGCAACGATTGGCGAAGTCTTTGAGCCTTCTGTGCGCAAGATCGTTGAAAAATCTGGACCGATTGTTGATCATCTGACCAAGTGGGTTGAGGCTAACTCTGAGATTGTTGCAAGCTTGACCATTGCGACAGGCGTTATACTTAGCTTGGGGGTGGCAATCGGTGCCATCGGCTTGGCGGTACCGGTGCTGAGCGCATCATTTGCTGGTCTTTCAGATATAGGTAAGCTTTTGGGAAATGCGATTTCAGGTATCAGCTTGCCAATGCTTGGTATCGGAGTTGCGATTGCTGGTTTAATTGTAATTGGTGTTCTTTTGTACAAAAACTGGGACACTATCAAAGCCAAAGCAACCGAAATTTTTAATAGTCTGCCTGCACCAATTAAGACAGCGATTGATAATATTAAAAGCTATTTTAGCAGCATGAAAGCGGTATTTGATGTTGTGTTAGATACCGCCAAAGCGTTCTGGCATGGCTTTTCGACGATACCTTTGGCAGCGTTTGAAGTCATCAAAGCATCTGTCAGTTTTGGCATGAATGCTATCTTATCAATCATCAAAGCGGTGCTGACTGGTATTGCCGCAGCATTTAATTTTGGTTTTGATATTGCTAAAGCCATTGTTGAGACAGCACTCGGAGTCATCAAAGGCATCATCAATGGTGACATGAATGCGGTTGTCAATGCCATCAAAAACGGTCTAAAAACTGCAGGTAATGCATTTAATCAGCTGCGTACCGATGTTGTCAATACCATTAAGCAGCTTGGCACTGACTTATACCAAGCGGGTAAAGATGCTGTTGATGGCTTGGTGAAAGGCATCAATGACAAAATCAGCGCCGCCGTGGCTAAGTCAAAAGAGCTGGCATCTGGCGTGAAAAATGCAGTTACGAACTTTTTTGACATCCGCTCGCCATCTCGTGTGATGATGCAAGTCGGCTACTGGATCGCTGATGGCCTGGCAGTTGGTATAAAAAAAGGTGCGGCAAAAACGACAAAAGAAGCCAAAAAGATGGCTGAGGACATCAAAAAAGCCACTGATGATGAGCGTATCAATATCGCTAAGAGTGTCTATAAGCTACAACAAGAGCTTAAGGGCAATCCTTATGCTGATTTTTTGACCGACATTGCTTTTGGAAAATATGGCGACGCTAAGAAGTTTTTAAAGTCGAAAGATTATACTCAGATCTCACAGCTCAAAGAAACTGAGAAACGCTTACAGAATATAATCTCAATCGGTGATGAGCTTGACGGCTTAAGAGAGTCTGTCAGATCATTTGGCATGGATGAGATTGAACGCTTAGAACATGCTTACAAAACAAGTCAAAAATACTATTCTGCTACTGAAGATGACATGCTTGAGCATATCGGCTTGTTAAAAGAAATTCAGAATTTGGAATTTGGCAATAAGATTGACGAAATACGAGAGCAACGCAATCTCATCGGAAAAACAGAAGTTGAGCAGCTTGAGTATAAGCTCAAATATTATCGTGAGTATCGACACATTAGTGATGTGCTTAAAAAAGCCATGATTGATGAAATAAAACTCAAAGAATTTGAGACATTGCAATCTGAAAAGAAGCTCGATCTTGAAAAGAAATTGCACATGCTTCGTGGAGGTACCGAAACGAGCTGGTTGCTTAAGCAAAGCCAGTTTACTGAAGAGCAAAAAAAGCAGATTGAGCAACTCACTAAGCAGATTGAGCTTACCGAGCAACTGGCTGAGTTACGCGAAAAGCTCAAAGATAAGAGCGTGTTTGATGTAAAAGATGCAGTCAAATCAGGCAGCTTTGGTGAGGGCTTAGGCGGCGTGCTTGAAGGTATCGCAGGGCTTGGCAATATCAATGCAGGTGCGATTGAGAATTATGCCAAAATTGAAGAGGTTTTTGCTGAAGAAAAAGCAAAGTTAGAAGAAGCGCGACAAGTCGATTTGGAGAATGAAGCGTATTATTATGAGCAGTCTAAAATCTTAGCTGAACAATATGCTGACGCAAAAGAAAAACTACTACTTAATGCGACCCAAAGCACGCTTGGCGGCATTACTGCAATTACTAAATCAGCTTTTGGCGAGCAGTCAAAACTGTATCGAACGATTCTGGCATTTGAAAAGGGTGTAGCAATCTCACGCTCGATAATCGCTATTAAAACAGCGATGGCGATGGCATCCGCCAATCCATTCCCAGCAAATTTAGGTGCAATGGCAACTGTCGCAAGCCAAACAGCAAATATCATCAGTGCAATTAAATCGGTGGTCATGCCCGTCGGTCAAGCTCATGACGGCATCATGTCCGTGCCAAAATCAGGTACTTGGAATCTTGAAAAAGGCGAGCGTGTCCTGCCACGGCATACCGCCAAAGCCTTGGATGACAAGTTAGCAAGTATGAGCAATGGCGGTGGACAAGTTGTCATTAACCAGCACATCACAATCAACGCAGACGGCTCACACGATGTGAGAGATGATAGCCAAAACCGAATGGGGCAAGCCCTAAAAACGGGCGTTCTTGCCATCGTTCATGGCGAAATGCGACAAGGTGGCTCCATTTATAACTTCGTTAAAAACGGACGATAGGGGGTAAAAAATGAAAACTTTCACTTGGAAAATGAACATGGGGGCGTCCGCCAGTGTTCATCATGCTGTTAGCAAAACCCAATTTGGTGACGGCTATGCCCAGCGTGTCAGTCATGGTATTAACAATCAGCGTATGGACTGGTCAGGGTCAAAAACAGGCGATTGGCAAACGGTCATCTTGCCCATCAAAACCTTTCTTGATGAACACAAAGGCGTGATACCGTTTTTGTGGACAAATCCGCATGGCGACACCCTAAAATATGTCTGTGAAAATTATGAAATCAGTCAGAAAAAAGGCAACTTTTGGGAAATTAGCCTAAAATTTGAACAGGTTTTTTAATAATAAACGCCCCTTTATGGGGCTTTTTTGATGGACTGGATTTCGGTAAGGATTTGGGTGAGTTTTTCGCTAAGTTCACCGTCGGAGAGTTTTTTATTGGTAAAACTCTCATCAAGCCGTTTTTATTACTCTGATTGGTTTTCAAGAGCTTGCATTTTGGCATTAGCCTCATTTAATGCCCGCTTTAATTCGCGAATGCTTTGTATTCTTTCGGTTTCCCTCACTAAGCCTATATCTAAAAGGTGAATAATGGCGGTATTAAGGGACATGCTTTTATCTTCTGCATATTTGGCAACCACTTGGTAGAGACTGTTAGGCAAGCGTACTTGTGAGCGTTTCCAAGTGTCTTGATTTTGGAGTAGTTCGGTAGTATCAAGGTATGACATAAAAAATAGTGCCTTTTTTAAAATTGGGTATTGACATATATTATAATGTCATTTAGAATATATGTCAATGACACAATTTATTATGTCAGAAACAAAAAACCTTGCCCGTCACCAACGAAAACAAGGTTTTTCTAAGTTCAATTGTTTTAGGAATTAAACCTATGTCTAATTTACCACAAACCTTAAAAACTGTCAATTTTGACGGTATTTCGGTTTCTTTTACAGAAAACGGCTATCTAAATGCCACGATGATTGCCAAACATTACGGTAAGCGTGTCCAAAATTATCTAAAATCTGAACGCACGCAAGATTATATCCGTGCCTTAGATGAGCATTTGAGTGAAGCTCCAAAAACGGCTTCACAAAACTCCCTTGTGATTGTCAAAAAAGGTAACTCACAAGAATTTGAACAAGGCACATGGCTACACCCAAAACTTGCCATTGATTTTGCAAGATGGCTAAACCCACGCTTTGCCGTATGGTGTGATATGCAAATTGAGCAAATGCTCATGAGTTCAGCTAAATCACTCACTGCCCAAATCATCGAAACCACCATTACCTTAAAACACTTTGATGACAACCTATCACATGCTGGTCGGTATTTGGCAACCCATGGCAAACAGACCAAACCACGGCTAAAAGCCAAATTAAATGAACTTTTGGCAAAGGCTCAGCCATTTTTACCATTTATTGAGCTTGGAGGTGTCAGATGAGTTTAAACAACGGCTTTAATAGCTTTAACCACTTTAACAACCAAACCGCCCATCTGATGAGCGGTTTTTTAACTCGCCGACATTAATGTCGGCGACATACCCACAGCCCTTGTAAATCAAGGGCTTTTTTAGGAGCAAAAAAATGAGTGAAACAACTCTAACCGAACTATCACGCACCGAGGCACAGGTATTACAGAGCTTTATCGCACAGGTGGACTTTTGGAAAAACCAACATGGCGATAAAGCTGCCACCATTGAAGTCATCTACTACCCTGAGGATGACGGCTTTGAGGTGGCGAACGGTGAGCCTAACAACGGCGTGCTAAAACGCAATCGCACCACAGCGTTTCGTGCTGACCTTTTAGCGTGGGCGTCCAATCAACTGCGTCAGCTACAAGGCTGGGACAACAGCCAAACGGTCACCGAGTTTAGCTTGTCTTATAAAAATGACCGTTATGGGGTGCGTGCTGCCCTTGCTAGTGAAGCCAAAGCCGATGATGCAAAAGCACCAAATCAAGCATAACACAATCAAAGATAGGGAAATTTACTTTCCTTATCTTTTTATTTGGAGCTAATATGCCATTAAACAGCGACTTTCAAAAACCCACAGTAGACGGGCTAATTACGCTCTTTGAGCTTGACGCAAGTAAACTAGGTGCTGGCATTTTACGCTTTCACGGTCATAACCACGAGCGTAATGATGGCGTGATTGTCTTTCGTGGCAAAGCGTACAACCCCCAAGCCCTAAATGTAACAGGGCTTGAAATGCGTTCAGATGGCAGAGCAAGCACCCCAACCCTAGCCCTTGCTAATAACATTGCAGGGGTACAAGGGGCGGTGTCTGCCTACTGTTTGCAGTTTAACGACTTTGCAGGGGCAAAACTTACCGTCATTACCACCCTTGCCAAATACCTTGACCCCATCAATTTTGCAGATGGCAATCCTACCGCCAGCGATGAGTGTAAAGAACAGCTGTGGTTTGTGGAACAAAAAACATCAGAAAACGCCCAGCAAGTTACCTTTGAATTATCCAACCCTATTGATTTGGAAGGTCAAAAAATCCCTGTACGTGAGATTACCAATTACTGCCACTGGGCGGTTGTGGGTAAGTACCGTGGCGAAGAATGTGGCTATACAGGGGCGGCCATGTTTGATGAACACGACAACCCTACCGACAACCCCATTATGGACAAATGCGGTGGGCGTATGAAATCGTGCGTGTGCAGATTTGGCAGAAATAAACCTTTGCCCTTTGGCGGTTGCCCAGCGAGCAGTCTAATTGCCTCATAGGAATTAAGATGAAATTAACCAAACAATTAAAAGCAGACATCATCTCTCACGCCTTTGACTGCTATCCTGCTGAATGCTGTGGGCTAATTGTGGATAAAAAGTACATACCTTGCACCAATAAGGCAACCGATGATGAGCAATTTATCCTTTGCCCCAAAGATTTTGCAAAAGCGGAAAGCATGGGGCAGATACAAGCCATCGTCCATAGCCACCCTGACGGCGGTGTGTTGCCGTCTGATTTGGATAAATTACAGATTGAGCTACATGGCGTGCCGTGGGTCATCGTGGCGGTATCCAAGCAAGATTATGGCGATGAGCCTGCCTTTGGCGTGTATGAGCCGTGTGGGTACAGACCACCCTTATTAGGGCGAAATTACATTCATGGCGTGCAGGACTGTTATAGCTTGGTGCGTGATTATTACAGCCGTGAGCTTGATATTAACCTGCCAGATTTTGAGCGTAGCGATGCTTGGTGGGAGCATGAGAACCATGAACCACTTTATGAACAGAACTTTGAAAAAGCTGGCTTTGTGACTGTGGATAAGTCTGTGGGTAATTTACAAAAGCACGATGTCATCTTGTGCCGTGTTGGTCGGACGCATCATGTCAATCATGCCTTGATTTGGCTTGGCGATGATGGAGCGTTAAAAAGCGAAACCACGCCTGATTGTGTGGGTAATGCCCTAATCCTACACCACCCCTATGGACGGCAGTCCGTGCGTGAGATTTATGGCAAGGGGTGGGCAGATAGGACGGTGATGGTGGTGCGTCATCATTCGATGTTCTGATCGGCGTACATCTGTAGAGCTTCGGTGACAATCTGGGCTTGGGATTTGTCTGTTTTTTCTGATAAATCCTTGACCAGTGTCACAGTGTCTTCGTGTAGCTTGAATGCTTTATTAACGATGCCACGGCGAGCCATTGATGCTTCGTTAATTTCACGGCGTGTCTTTGGGTTTTTGACGATTTTTGGCATAACAATCCTTGATTTTTACGCTAAAATTGATTAAGATTAAGGGGCAGGTTAGGCAAGACCGCTAATCTTACCTAACCCCCAATCAAACTATTAACGGTAGCTTGATTGGCTTGCTATCTAGTACACATTATTGCTAATGAGTAGCAGGATAACAAGGACGATGAGTTGGATTAGCACCTTCATCGTCTGCTCCTTTCTTAATTGATGAGTATAAGCTCATCAGCTCATCGAGTAGCAAAACTACCTAAGCATTATTGCTCCGATGGTTGCTATTATAGGGTATCTTACATTAAAAGTCAAATGATTTATGCGTTTTTGTATAAATTATTTGACTTTTTTTATTCAACCGCTCATGACGCATCATGAGCGGTTTTTTATTGGGGAAAATTCAGCTATGAAAACTATCATCTTACACGGCGTACTTGCTAAAAAATTCGGTAAATCTTTTCGTCTGTCAGTGGGCAGTACCAAAGAAGCCATGCGTGCGTTATGCGTGCAACTTACTGGCTTTGAAGCGTTTATGATGAACGCTCATAAGCAAGGCCTGCGTTTTGCTGTGTTTCATGATAAGCATAATGTGGGCGAAAATGAGCTTGACATGAACCACGCCGCCAAGATTATCCGTGTCGTGCCTGTCGTGGAAGGCTCAAAAAAAGAAGGTGTTTTAGAAACTGTCATTGGAGCGGTCTTGGTCGTGGCAGGGGTTGTGGTTACAGGCATGGGCTTTGCTCCTGCGGGGGCGGCACTTATCGGTGCAGGTATTGGCCTTATGGTAGGCGGTATTTCTCAGATGCTCATGCCAAAGGTGGACGCCCAAGATAATAACCAAGATGGTAATAAGGCAAACAAAGGCTTTGGCGGTGCGGTAACCACCATCGCCCAAGGCAACCCTGTGCCAATTTTGTACGGCGAGCGAGAAATTGGCGGTTTTATCATGTCAGCCAGCCAATTACCAGAAGACATGCTATAAAAAATAAGGATAAGAAATGACCATTCACGGTGCTAAAAAAGGCGGCGGTAAACAAAGACAGCCTATTATCGCCCCTGACTCTGCTCAATCCAAAACTTACATCAAGATACTCTACGGCTTGGGTGAGGGTGAGATTGCAGGGCTTGCCAACGGCTATAAATCGGTGTACTTAGACGATACGCCACTACAAAACGATGATGGCGAGTTTAATTTTGCAGGCGTCAAAGTGGATTTTCGTGCTGGCACAAATGACCAAACCTACATTGATGGCTTTGCTGATGTGGCAAGCGAAACAGCGGTTAATGTCGAGCTAAAACATGGTACGCCGTGGGTTAAGTCATTTAACAATCTTGACCTTGATGCTCTGCGTGTGCGTATAAAATGGGGGGCATTGCGTCAGCAGAACCGTGATAATGGCGATGTGGTCGGCGTAAAGATTGATTACGCCATCGATGTCAAAACCGACAACGGCGGCTGGGTGGAAGCTCTAAATACATCCATCAATGCCAAAACATCCAACGCTTATGAGAGAAGCCACCGTATTGATTTGCCCAAAGCACAAACAGGCTGGGCGGTGCGTGTTCGCCGTATCACGCCTAATAGCACATCCGAGCTTGTCAGTGATACAATGTACATCTCTGCCATCACCGAGGTGATTGACCTAAAATTACGCTACCCAAACACCGCTTTATTGGGGCTAAGATACGATGCTGAGCAGTTTAGCAATGTCGCCAAAATGGCGGCCCGTTGTCGTGGTCTTATTATCAAAGTGCCAACCAATTACAACCCCATCACTCGCACCTATGATGGGCTGTGGGATGGTGAATTTAAAATGGCGTACACTAATAACCCTGCGTGGGTCTATTATGACCTATGCACTGCCGAACGCTATGGGTTGGGTGGTCGCCTTACAGAATACATGATTGATAAATGGAGCTTGTACCGCTTAGCCCAATATTGTGACCATATGGTCGATGACGGCATGGGTGGACAAGAGCCTCGTTTTACTGTAAATGTCTACATTCAGTCGGCAGAGGGTGCGTTTGAATTATTGTCAAAATTGGCTGGCGTATTTCGTGCGATTAGCTATTGGGACGGTACCAGCATTGTGCTAGATGCTGACATTCCCCAAGACAGCATTTACAGTTTTAGCCGTGCTAATGTCATTGATGGTATTTTTGAATATACAGGCACACGAGCAAGAGACCGCCACACGGTGGCTAAGGTGGCGTGGGATAACCCTGCCAACCATTTTAAGACCGAATATGAATATGTCAGAGATGAAAAAGCCATCGCCAAGTTTGGTGTGCGTGTGGCGGACATACAAGCGTGGGGCTGTACAAGTAAAGGACAAGCTCAGCGTGCAGGGCTATGGGCGTTAAAATCCGAACAGCTTGAAACACGCATGGTAACATTTAAGGTGGGTCTAGATGGCTATATCCCTGCCCCTGCTAAAGTGATTGAAATCAGTGATGAGCTGTTCGCAGGGCGTGCCACGGGCGGTCGTGTGCTTGGTATCAATGATAAAAAAACCATCATCACGCTTGACCGTGCCATCACAGCCAAAGCAGGCGATACCCTTGTCATCAATGGCGATGATGGCACAAGCCAAAGACGGCAAATCAGTGCAGCAGGTGGCGATAATGTTACCGTTACTAAACCCTTTAGCGACATCAGCGAGCAAAATGTTTGGGTGCTAGATAGTCAAGATTTAGCCACGATGAAATTTCGTGTGCTGTCAGTAACCGCTGATGACAATCACCAATTTACCATCACCGCCGTGCAGTATAACCCAGTCAAATATGATGCCATCGATACAGGGGCGGTCGCCTCCGAGCGTCCGATTAGCGTCATCAATCCAACTGTGCAAGCTCCGACTAAGTCGGTTAATCTGTCAAGTTATCACACGGTTAATCAAGGCGTAACGGTTACCACGCTTGTCATTGGTTGGGAGCAGGTAACAGGTGCGGTCAAATATGCCGTGGAGTGGCGTAAAGACAACGGCAACTGGCAAAGCCTGCCACCAACAGGCACAAACAGCATTGAAATCACAGGTGTGTATGCAGGGCAATATGAAGCTCGTGTAACGGCGATTTCTGCCTTTGGGCAAGCAAGCCTAGCCACACATTCAAATCTGACGCAGATACAAGGCAAACAAGGCAAACCGCCACGCCCCATTAACCTTAGCGTACAGGGGGTATTATTTGGCATGAATTTAGGGTGGAATTTCGCCAAAGGCTCAGGCGACACCAATTACACAGAAATTCAAGTTAGCCCCGACGGTCACTCAAATATCGCAACGCTTGGTACTTTTGCTTACCCTACTAATAAGCACGAAATCACTGGCTTACAAGGCAATTTGACCCAGTTTTATCGTGCTAGAATTGTAGATAAACTGGGCAATACATCAGATTGGACAGATTGGGTCAGCGGCACAACATCGGCAGACGCTGATAAAGTGCTTGATATCTTATCAGGTCAAATTAGCCAAAGCCATCTTGACCAATCACTGCGTACGCCAATTGGCAAGATTGGCACAATTGAAAGCAACATCAGCAAAATCAATGTTGATTTGCCCGAGTTAAATCAAAGCATTGCTGATGCTCAAAGCACGCTTAATACTGCTGTTGCTAGTATCGACATAGAGAAAAAGCGACTCAGTAGTGCGATTGTTGATATCAATACGCTTAAGCAGTCTAATGACGCTAAGACGCAAGAATTGCTTAATCTGTCGCAAACTGTGGGCGGTCATACGTCATCTATCCGTTATCTGGGCGTAACCACAGGGGAATTATCGCAAAAATACAGTCAGCTTAAAACCACAAGCGACACGGCAAACAGTGAAATCACGACAATTAAGCAAACGCAAAGCGGACAAGCCACAAGTGTTGAGCGGCTAAGAAGCGAGCTTGCAAACAAAGCAAGCACATCAAGCGTTAATAGCTTAACTGAAAGCTTAGCAAGCAAAGAGCGAGCGTTGTCAAGACGCATTGGCACTGTTGAAAGCTCTGTTAGCGGTAATACTTCTAGTATTAACACACTTAACCAAAGCTTAACAGACAAAGAGCGTGCGTTGACAAGAAAGCAGGAGCAATTAACCGCTCAGCTTGCAAACAAAGCAAGCACATCAAGCGTTAATAGCTTAAGCGAAAGCTTGGCAAGCAAAGAGCGAGCGTTGACTGAGCAGATTAATCGAGCTAAGTCAGAAATGGGCGGACGCATTACGCAAATCAGCGACGAAACACGCACTTTGGCGGATGCTAATAGAACGATTGGTGAGCGGATTAATCAGCTAAATAGTGAACTTGCAGGTGCTGATAGCATTAGCGATAACTTACTTGTTAATAGCAACAGAACACTTGTCACAGGTGCTTATTTAATTGCAACTTACCGCATTAGCAAAACGCTAAAAAATGGCGACAAAGTGCGATTAACCGTCAACGCTCCCCGGCTTGGTAGTAATCGCACAGGTTTCATGGCGTATAACTCAAACTCGTCAGGTGACTCAAAGCTTGCTGATATTAGTGAAAGCCGGGGCAATGTCTACACTGCTGAATTTGAATGGAATGTTGGTACAGGTGGTAATAATGAGCTGTGGCTTTATCACAATGCGTCAAACACAAGAAGCATTTCGACGATTACAAGTGTAAGCTTACAAAAAATCACGACAAGTTCAGGCTTAGCAAGCATTAAGTCAAGTGTTGCCAATCTTGAACGAACGCTAACAACGACAAACCAAAGCTTAGCTGAGCGGATTAATACCGTACAAACAACCCTAAACGGACAGACAGCGAGCATTCAGCAACACGCTCAAAGCTTAAACGGCTTATCGGCTCAGTGGACGCTCAAAGTGCAAAGTGGCGGTGTGGTGTCAGGTATCGGCTTGGCAAGTAATAATGGCGTGTCTGATTTTGCTGTGCGAGCTGATAAGTTTTATGTTGCAAGCCCGCAGGGCGATAAAAAGCCGATGTTTTCAGTAATAACACGCCCAACGACGCTGAACGGCACAACTGTACCAACAGGGGTGTATTTAAACGGCGATTTATTAGCAAGTGGCACGATATCAGGCGATAAAATCCGAGCAAATACCCAAATCACTGCCCCGAACATCCGAGGCGGTAGTATCAGCATTGGCAGTAATTTTAGTGTTGATAGTCAGGGCAATTTAAACGCAAATTCAGGCGTGTTCCGTGGGCAAGTTTTAGCTGATAAAATCACAGGGCAGATTGATGTTGAAAGCTTAAAGTCCAGTGCGGTGGCGTTAGGGTATGATATGTTTATCTCAAATAGTTATCATTCTAGCAGCCCAAGTGGTTTTGATAAAACATTCAAAGCGTCTTATGCCTCGTACGGTTCTATCATCCAAAGCTTGGGGTTTAATAATGAAAATATTGGCAGTGTGTTGTATGAGATGAGAGTATTTTGTAAACGAGCAATTACTGTCAAACAAAAGCTACACACAGTTGATGATAACTTATATTGTTATGTCAATGGAGATTCAGCGTTTGGTTATCATTCAAACTACGATTACTACGACAACGAAGAAAGAGTACCGACCCCTTTCGGTCGAGGTCGGATTAATACAGAAATCAGTCTATCGCTAAGGCAAGGTTTAAATACTATTCAATTTGTCTTAAACAACTCAGGCGGTGGTATTTGCCAAGTAATTCTAATCGGCGATTTCATTGACAACAACATCATTAAATTTGCATAAAGGTGATATATGATTGACACGCAGGGGCTTCATGCCCCTTTTTTAATTTCGTGGTTCGGCGTTTGGCTGTTTGCGTTCTTGGGTGGGTGGGCGAGTGCGTTTATTAAGATTAATGAAATTGATAACCGCCTGCAATATCCATTCATCGCCAAGCCCTTAATTGGTACGGTTGCAGGAGTCGCCATGGCGATGATAATCAATGGGCAAGCAGAACCGCCAGCCGTTAGTCTTGCCTTTTGGTCATTTGTAGGTTCGATTTGCTCAACGCCCATCATTACAGGATTTTTGGTATTTATTTCAGACCAAAAACGGCAAAACGAGCTGTACAAATCCGCCCAAAATAAATTTATTCCTTGGTCAAACAAGGAGAAAAAGCATGAGTAATCTACTTATTATCAATGCTTTGATTTGCTCGGTCGGTTTTTTTGTTGGCGTGCATACTTTTATTAAGCATTTAAAAGCGTTTTCTAGTGAAAAAACGCCAGTCGTTGAAGCGTGGCTTGTTGCTGTCGGTATGCTTGCATGGTCAGTTTTGCTGTATGCAAGCTTTGATGAGCCCGTAATCACACGGCTTGAAGTATTTTCTCGGCTATTGTTTTTGATTTATTGGGTGGGCGGTATCTTAAAAGTACAAAAGCAGTGCATAAAAATCAGACGACATTTATCAAAACGAAAAGCAAATCTATACAAGCCCTAACAGAGCTTTTTTTAGGAGTAAAAATGACAAGCATTAAACACATTCAAACACAAATTGGCACGACCGCCGATGGCGTATGGGGCGATAAATCAAGACAAGCGTTAAAATCGGCGATAAATGGCGGTAAGATTATCACAATCACTAAAAATATCAGCTTAAATGAGTTATTAGCTAGTAATACAGCCAAAAGACATAACATTGACAACATGCCAAATCAAGCGATATTACAAAACTTGATTGACGCCAGCGTAAACTTTTATCAGCCTGTGCGTGAGATTTTGGGCGTGCCAATCATTATCACGAGCGGCTATCGCTCCCCAGCACTTAATAAAGCGGTGGGTGGCTCTGCTACTTCTGCCCACATGTCAGGTTTTGCGATTGATTTTACTGCCCCCAAATTTGGCACGCCCAAACTCATTGTACCGCATATTGTGCGTAAGCTTAAAGAAAAAGGCATTGGGTTTGACCAAGCTATCATTGAATACCCAAAATCCCCAAGGTCTTGGGTGCATTTAGGCTACAAGCACCCAAGCGGGCGGCAAAGGGGCAGTAGTTTTGTGATTGGGTGATTGCACAATCTGCCACCGAGCTGGGCGTAAATGTGTGTTGGGACGATGGCCGCTTTTTGGATGGCGTGCATTTTGAATTACCTGCCTAATAATTACCCCCAGCCGTTGCGGTTGGGGGTAATTTTTATTTAACTAAGGCTACGATTAAGGCGATTAGTGCGACCGCTAAGCTCAACCATGGGAACCATGTGGCTTCTTTTTGGATTTTTAGGGTTTCTGCTCTTAATTTTTCAGCTTCCATTTTAATACGCTCAAGTTCAGCCATTTTTAGTTCCTGCCCTAAAGGGCATTGGTTAGTTGACTATCAAGAGAGCTTATCTCGTCTTGATGTGTTTATTACATGACTTTTAAAGTCATAAAGCAAGCATTATTTTTAAAAAAAATGAAAAAAATTTGGTTGTATGTTGCCAGCTACAGTGCGACTTGCTTTAATTCTGCCAATTTTTTAAGCCACTGCTCATAGGCGGCCGTTTGCTGTGGCAAATAGTTGTAATGGTCATACACTTGTTGCATATTACCCACAGTGTGACCAATCATAATCTCAGCAATGTCACGACTGGTAAAAGCACTGAAATTGGTGCGTGCAGTTCTACGCAGGTCATGAAAGGTAAAGCGTGGCAACTGTATACTACAATGGCGGTCAATCCAATGCATCAGACCTGCAGTGATGTCTAAAAATGCGTTTTTTTCTAGCATTTCACCACGACGGTCGAACAGGTATTCGCTGCGTGAAATGGCGATGGCTTCGTCAATCAAAGCTTGCATAGGCGGCAGAATAGGGCGTATTAACGGTTGCTGGGTAATATGACCTACTTTGTGGTTCTCAGGTGGGACAGTCCAAACACCGTCTTGAAAATCGGTAATTTTAGCTCGTCTAAGCTCGATGCCACGGCAACCAAACATCAAAGCAAGTTCGGTCGCTAAGCGATTACGGTAGCTAATTTTTGAGCCATATAACGCTTTGTAAAATAAGATGATTTCATCATCACTTAAGTATCGCTTACGCTTAACACGGACTAAATTAAAATCACTCAATTCAAGGTCGGCAAGGATGTTATGTGTGACGATTTCACGCTTTTTTGCCCATTTGAGCATTTGCTTGGTATTTGTGAGTATGCGTTCAGCAATGCCTGGAGTTTTTTCAGAAATGGATTCAATGATGATAATATACTGTTGTAAGGTAATGTCATTAATCGGCAGTGAGCCAATGACAGGAAAAACATAGAGCTCAAAGCTACGCTTGATATCGGACGCTTGTTTTTTGGTGATGACTGCTGATTTATCATACCACTGTAAAAAACACTCATAGAAGGTGTCAGCGTTAATATAAGCCTGCTTGGCGATTTGCTCTTCAAGTTTTGGGTCTTTGCCATGCAGGAGCTGTGTTTTGGCAGACAGTGATTTTTCTCTGGCCTGCTTGAGGGATATCAGTGGATAAACACCCAAATCAAACCGCTTTAATTTACCGTTAAATCGATAGCGTAATTGAAAGACAATCTTGCCTTTTGGGGAGATGCGTACGCTCATGCCATCACGGTCTGCAATTTCGGTAACTTTATCACGGGGCTTGCCGTTATTTGCTTTTAGCCAAACTTCTGTCAACAT